ATCTCCTCAAGGTATTGTTTGACCCGAGACTTCTGTTGAAGATATGATTCGTACTTAAACTCATTCATATCTTGACGACGATTTGCTTTGTATTGGGGATAGATAGATTTACGAATAGATGAGTTGGACTCACCATCCCAAAATATAACCACTTTGTCATGATTATGTTCTTCGAGGAATTTTCGAATAGTGTTTATAAAATGGTATATCCCACCTAAGTGGTCTCCACCATTGTACAACTCTTTAACTCCATGAAAGCCTATTTTGAATAAATTGTCTCCGTCTACTAATAATGTTTTAATCACAATTTGTGATTTAATTGGTGAATACTTTGTTTCCTTTACTTAAATTGTCTCCCGCCCATAGAGGTTGAAGATTACTATAATAACATAACTTATAAAGTTCTTCTTCAGTTTTTGCCGACGATAATGGAATGATGTGGTCAATGTGCCATTCACCCTGATTTTCCCATGTCATTCCATCAATAAATTTTTTTTCTAAATGTTTTTTGAGAAATTCTGGTGTACAACCAACAATATCAAAAGTTTTGTTATTTTTTGATATTTTATTTTTCTTCAAATAAAAATAAATTCTACTTCTAATATTACATTTCAGATTAAAAATTATATCATATTTTCTTCTCTCTTTTGAATATTCATTCTCTTTTTCTTTATTATTCAAATAATAATTTCGTCGTTTTTCTTTTATCTTTTCACAATTAGTCAAATAATATTCTTTGTTATATTCATTTTGATAATTTGGATTGAGTTCTTTGAAATTATCTTGTAATAATTTATATCTTTCAATATTTTTAATATATTCTTCCTGTTTAGTTTTTTTTACTTTTTCAGGGTTTTTTTGTTTGTAGTTATTAAATTTACTAATCGTACATTCCTTACAATAAGTATATAATCCATCTTTTTTTGATTTATCTTTCGGAAAATCTGTAATGTGTTTTTCAATTCTACACTTACAACAAACTTTAGTTTCCATTTTTGATATATTCTTTTAATAGTTTATTAACAAGGGAAGATAAGTTTATTGATTTATCCTTAAAGTATTGTGGCATTTCGGGGTCAAGAGAAACTGCCAGTTTTACTTTCTTTTTTTCATCATCAATTTTTTTTCTTCCCATATTAATAAATATCTGTAAATATAGTAAAAGTATAATTATTTATATTTAATTATCTTCTTCTTTTTCTTCCTTCAGAGTAAAGTCACCATCAGTTCCGATAATATCTTTCCAATAGTCAGCATACTCTTTTTTGTACTTTTCCAAAGAGACTTTCTCTTCAGCTGCTTCTTTACCTCCAATGAATCCGTGTGGTGTAACAATAATTTTTCCGTCATCATATCCTAGTCCGTTGATGTGGTTTTTCATTACAGAAACTTTTGTCCTTGACGCAAACTTAATTGTTCTTTTGTCTTTGGTTGCGGTAATCTTAGTTGTTCCCGCCCCCTTTTGATTTCCAAATAGAAATACCAAAGATGAGTTCAACCAAATCGCCTCACCACCCTTAGCCTTAATTTTAGGTTGACCAAAAGGATTATCAGGAAGTTCAACCCAAGGCTGATTAACAATTACTAAAGTATTTTCATACTTAGAATCTGCTTTACGAGACCCTGAAATACGTTGGTTGATTCCCATACCAATTTTATCAGCCAAGGTAGACGCATTGTGTTGCTTCCCACCCTTTCCTTCGTAAGTCATCTTACAAGGAACTGAACCAACAGAATCCCAAAGGAATAATAAACTATAATCCAACTCACCTTTTTCTTGAGCATCCAACAAACTATTAATGTAGTCAGTTATTTGTTCAATATAATCAAAGTTATTATTGAATATAAAAAATCCATTCCAATCCAATTCTCCTGTTTCTTCGTCAACAATTTCTTCACATTGGAATCCCATCAACTTGGAGTGTTCGAAGGACCACTTCTGTTCTGTAATAATGAACACAGGAAGAATACCTTTCTTCTGAGCATCAACCGCAGCCTTTACCAAAGCAGTAGTCTTACCAGTATCGGAGTGACCCAAGAACATGTTAAGATGCCCAATGGCTGGTCCAGGAAGCCCAACGGCATCCAAGAAATCAGGACCCAAATCAAAAAATCTTTGGGGTTTATACTTTGCTGAAGTAGAAAATTTTTTCTTCAGACTTTCAAAATCGTTTTTCTTAATTGCCATAAGGTTAGGGAAATGAAACTCGGACACCATAATAGCATCCGAGTTATTTTATTTAATTAGAATGGTAAATCTGATGATGGTTCGTCGTCCATCTGCGGATCAACATATGTAGATTTTTTGGAACCTCCACCGAATGATTCGGTTTCAACTGAACTGTCACCATAAACGTAACCACCTTTTTCTGAATCCCACTTAGGAGTTTCTCCTCTTGCGATTGCCTCAAGGTAATCAACAGGTTTCTTAGAATAAACATCCAACCATGTCAACTCATCTTCCATCCAAGCCTTTGCTTGTTGTTTATCACTATGTACTGGTGCTGGGTCGTCATACATAATAGTTGAGACTGTAGTATACTCTTTACCCTTTGGAGTCTTTGCTTTAGCAAGTTCAATGACTAAGTCACGTCCTTTTTCAGGGTCAGTAATGTCTCCTTTGTTTCTCCAAATAGGAATAATTTTGTCGAGAATACCATCATTCTTGAAGTTGTGTTTGAATCTCCAAAACTTTTGGCCATCTTCTTCGTGGTCTCTATCAATTACTTTTACGATATAGAATTTTCGTGAACGATACTGAGACGCCAATAATTTGTCAGACTCTTTACCTGTAGACATCAACTCTTCGTAAACCTCATTCAACGGAGAACGTTCGTTGTCGTTTTTTCCTGGATCGTAGAACTTTTGCCACTGACCCCCCACTTGAATTTCGTGGTACCATGCCTCTTTGAATGGTGATGAACCATCTGAAGTTGGAAGAATTCTCACTCTTCTCTGTCCTGATTTCTCTTTGTCTCCTAAGATTAAAGCGAAATACTTTTTCATTCTTTCGTCTTGCGACATTTTTGATTGGGCCCCGCCCCCTTGTTGTGATTTTTCGTACTGTGCCAATACGGCGTCTAATGAACTCATGTTTTTTATAGATTAAATTAATAAATTATTTATACAAATATAAGTAAAACTGTGACTATGTCAAATAAAAAAAGGTACCATGAGGTACCTTTTATATAGTTTGTTCGATATTACCTGAACGATGTTTTATAGACTTCCTTATCTAAACCTCCACCAGGTTGGAACGAATTTTTTATATCATTTACATTTATATCTGTAACCTCGTCTGAAGTTAAAACATAATCATTTTTTCCTGTCTTCTCCATTTCTTCTGACTTATCATCAAAAAATTGTGAAAGTTTTTGACTAAATGGATATGAATCATAGGTTCTTAACTCTAACTTTTCTTGTGGAGTTTTTTCTCTATACTTCTCTATTTTACTTTCAAGAGAGTTAAGTTTGTTCATAATGTTATCCATCTCTCCTAACTTAGATTGTAAATCATTAAGTTGGCTGAATAAATTGTTGAAGTATTCTTCTTGTTTGGTTTCGATATTTTTTTGAGAATCTACCAATTCAGTAATATCTAATTCTTCAGAACCTGATTCTCCTCCTTCTTGTGATTCACCTTCGTCATCAATTTTCTCAACATCAGGATCTGATTCAACATCAATTGCTTGTGGTTCAGTTGCCCCTACTTCAGGTGCCGCAGGTGGTATTGCTTCCGCAGGTGCTGGTGCAGGTTCTGCTCCTGGTGCAGGTGCCAATGCTCCTAATACATCTTGTTCAGGTGTCGCACCAACTTGCTCTAATATATACTGATTGATTTTTCTATGCCTTTCAATCTCCTTAATAATTTTTTTATCTAAACTCATGGTTTAACCGTTTAATAATGTTTTTATTCCGTTGGCGGTTTCTACTCTAACCTTTCGGTTTGCTGTAGTCTGATGACCAGCTCTTTCGATAAGTCCATCCCTTTCTCTTACTGTGTAGCAATCTCCTGTATCTAAATCACAAACTTGTTTAGTTCCATCTCCGTTGTCTTCCTGAGAAAATCTAACAGATTTACCAAGATAATTGTCCAATGCTGTTTTTATGTTCATAAGAATCTTTTTATATAAATATGTAGTTATGTTACAAAATGAATTTCTCTGACGTTGCAACAAAAGTTGAATTAAGTTTATCATTTTGTTTATATCTCACTCCCAACTGAAACGTACCCAATGCTGAAAGTTGAATCAAATTGGTATACTTTGTGTTTGGTCCGTTGGTTATTGTTGTTGTTAACTTATCAAGTTCTGGAACTCTAAAAACTTCAATTCCCAATTTGGTAATATCTGCAAGAGGTGTAAATTGATACGTATAATACCCACCATTTGGTTTGATTATGTTATAATAACTATCTCCATTCAGATTAGGTAATCCTCCAGAATTGGTATTTGAAACCAAAGTCAATAGTCCTTTACCTTTTGTCTCCGTAGGTTGAACATTTATTTTGAATGGAATATTTCGTCTTACATAAGTAGGATTTTTTTCTTTGTCCTCAGGTACTGCGACCAAAGTAATTGAAACTTCTATTTGAACATTACTATCTTTGTAAATGTCTAATACACCTTCAAATTCTGCTTCTATTAAATTTTGTTTGGTACAAGTAAAAGTTTGTTGGTCTTGTGACACAAATCCTACAATTCTAACATTGTTTGCTTCTTCTACTTCATTTCTAGTAATGGTGTTGTTCTCCCCTAAACCTACAGTATATACTACATACGAAATTGTTGGTTGAGTGTCTATTTTCCAAACACCAACATCAGGTTTAACTTTGACAACTAATTCTTCATCACCACCTATTGTACTTCTAGTTTGATTAGTAATTTCCAACGGAGGTACTCCAGTATTCTGAGGGTTAAGATTTGCCCCCGCAAAATCTTGTTGTTGAACACTTGATTGTTGTTGTGAAGTTCCATTTGCGTATCCTCCAGCGGATGATGTTGTATTATTTTGTAAACCTGGGTTGAAAGTAAAGTTGACTAAACTTTCAAATTCCCCATATTCTGTAGTCACAGTTATTCTTCCAGTTGCAACATCTTGTCCTGCAGGGATAGTAATTTCCGGTAAGATAAATCGTAAAGTTTCCTTATTGAATACTGTAATGTCTTTTAACTCAACAACTTTATCAATAACTTTAATTGATTTGACTGATTCAAAGTTTCTACCATTAACTTGAACTATAGTACCAGTATATCCTGCCGATGGTGAGAATGTTGACACCACAGGAGGTGGACAGGTCTGTCCTTCATTTGGCGG